AATCGCCAACCTGCGGTTCTCATGAAAATGCGGCAGGGTTGGCGAATTGGGATTGTTCTTTAACAATCAGGATATTGAGAATGCGGGTGTAACGGAAAAGGCTGTGTTATACTCGCATTCGCGCTTTTCTTGGGAGCTTAGCGAAATCAGGGCTGCGAAACTTGATGGAGCAAGGCTTTTGAGAGAGGCTCCCAGCCGCCTTCGGGCGGCTGTGTGTTGAAACCTAACTGTATTTATACTGTATTTTCTAACTCTATATAGTATCAGGATTTTTTCATTTTTTTGGGCGGTTGTTGTTCCGCAATTTTTAAAGGCGTTCCGCAAAAGTCATTTTATTGGTTTGAGGATTTTCCCGCGCCGAATATAGATTTTAGTCATACGTTCGGAAGCGTGCCCAAGTTGATCGGCGGCGGTGCGCGTATCGGCTGCAAGATAAATATCTGTTGCGGCCTTGGCTCTCAAATCGCGGAATTGAAAATCTGCCAGTTCGTCGGACAATTCCGGACGTTGCTGCATGATAGATTTGCGTAACTCTAAAAATTGCCTGCTCAATGACGAACGAGTAAGCGGTCTCCCGTGCTGATTGAGGAATAGATAGCCGTTCCCTGGTCGGATACGGTCGATGATTTCCTTCAACTGCCCGCTGATTTCAAAGCGCAGCTTAGCGCCTGTTTTCTGCTGGCTGATATGCAGGATGCCGTCGTGGATGTGGCTGCTGTGTATGCCGACTATATCAACGGGGCGTTGCCCTGTAATGTAGGCAATATCCATCAGGTCGCGCATCTGTTGGTCGGCGGCTTGATAGACGGCCTGATATAGGTAATCCTCAATATAGACTTCACGGCGTTTCTTGCTGTGTTTTTTGACGTTGCGGCATGGGTTTTCTTTGGATACCCAGCCTTGTTCTCGGGCGTAATTGAAAATGGCGCTGAGGTAAGTAATCTCATTGTTGGCACTGCCCGGCGTGTCTTTGCGCCAGTCAAGGTAACGGCGGACGTGTGCCGGCTCAATATCATCCAATGGCGCGGGATTGTTGCCGCCAAAAAACTCTGACAGCTTGCGTACAGCTTTTTGGGCGCCGGAAACAGTATTGCTGCTGCGATGGCTGATAACGGTATTTAAGTAGCGTGCGGCGGCAACGGGGAAGGTAACTCGGGCGGCTCTGGGCAGTTTGGCGGATTCCAGCTTGCTCCACTCCTGTACGGCTGCAACATAGTCCGTGCCCAGCGGGATTTCTTTGCGCCGTCCGTTCTCGTCTCGTCCGTCGTAGAAGTAGTAGACGGTGGTTTTACCGTTTTTGCGGGTGCGTTTGCGTGCCCGCATTCTGTCGGGAAGGTTGGTGTTGGTGCTGCGTTTCCTGCCCATTTCGGTTGCTCCTTCAGACGGCGGGCTGCCATTTCGGTTTGTCCGGTTTGTGCGGCCGGCCTTCGATTGCACTTCTGCTGACTACGGGATAGCCTGCGGCGTTGGTAAAAAACGGGATGCCGTTTTTGCGCAGGGTTTCAGCTTGTTTTTTTGGTTGTTTGCGTCCGGTCAGTTGGACGGTTTCTTCTCTGGTCAAAAAGGTGTCTGTCATTTCTACCCTTCCTGTTTTTTCCGCTTCCTGTGGGCTTCGGCATCTAATATCGGCTCGGATTCTTTTATGGCGCGGACGTAGTGTTTCCACGCGGCCATTTCGAGGGGGGCTTTGAAGCGGTCGGCGGTTTGTTGCAACAGGCGCAACTCGTCGCCTGTGGCGATAAATTTGCCGCGCTCGGTGTATCTTTTGCCGATGGTGTCTATGGTTTCGGCAACTTTGCCCGATGCGTCTTCCACCTGCAGGGCAAGGCCGATTCGGAAGGCGGCTTCGGTGTCTTCGTCGGCGTTGAAGGTGTCGGCTTGAAACACTTTCAGCAGGGCGAAGTAGAGGTAGTGCGTGCTGCACGCGGCGTAGAACATGCCTTCCGTCGCCGTGCCTGCTTTGAGGGCTTCGATAAAGGAGAAATAGGGAGCGGATATTTCGGCAACCTCCCTGTCCTTTAACGGTTCGTTACTGACGGCCAGTTTTGGGATGTAGTGGGCGTAGCGGCAGGCGGCAAAATTCAAGGGCGGTGCGGTAGTCGGAGTATGTGGGGCTGATTTGGTAGCGGGTATTGCCCAGGCGTTTCCAATGCCGCCTGTCCTCGTACCAAATCCCTTTTTGTTTGTCGTGTACCAGCCCGCGCCGTGCCTCTTCTTCGGCGCGGGTTTTGCCGAAAACGGCGAACATTATTTAACCGCTTCTTTTAGGGGTTTGCCCGGGCGGAATCCCGGCTTTTTGGTGGCGGGAATCGTCAGCGTCTCGCCTGTCTGCGGGTTGCGGCCTTGACGTTCGGCACGCTCCGAAACGTGGAAAACACCGAAACCGACAATGGACACCTCGCCGCCATCGGCCAATTGCTGCTTGATGGTGTCAAATAAGGCGTTAATCACTTTTTCCGTTTTGTGGTCGCTCAAGCCTGCTTGTGCGGCAACGGATTTGACTAATTCGGTTTTGTTCATTTTTTTGCTCCTAGGTTGGTTTTGGATGCGGCAAACCGTGCCGCGCGGGTTTGGATTTTCAGACGGCCTCCGCCTGTATGCGCATGGCCGCGTCTATCGCATCGCGCATACTGTCTAGATGCCGCTCCACGCACTCGGTGGGTAGGATGACGCTGCCGATTTTGTTTGCGGGGTCGGCCAGCCAGTCAAGGCGGATGGTGTCGGGGTGGGGGATAAGCTCCAAGTTTTCACCGGAACAGTGATGTAACCAATCCTCTCCTTCGAAGGCTACGATAATTTTGTTTTGGCCACGATTGCGGGTGGAAGCTACAAAGCCTCTTAATTTGCTTTCTGGCGACTTGTAGCGCACACGGTCGCCGAATTTAAATTGCTGTGTCATGATTGCTCCTAGTTTGCTTGTTTCATGGCGGCATCTATTGCGTCGCGCAGGTTGTCATGCTCGCCTGTGCACCATCTTGACCGGATGTTGTGGTCGGCTTTTTCCAACCACGCCAAGCGCGAAGTATCGGGGTGTGGGATGGGTTCGAAGGTGCCGTAGGCATAAAAATTCGAACATTTCTGCCCCTCCCAGATAATCCACACGGCGGTTTTGCCTGTGTCGATAATCAGGCCTTCCGCGCCTGTTTGTTTGCAGCGCACGCGGTCGCCGAATTTGAGTTGTTGTGTCATGGGTTGCTCCTAGGGCTGTATTTCGTCATCAGTTTTAAATTCTTCATTTACTTTCTTCATTATCGAAAGCGCGGAATCCAAGAATCCTTTTGGGTCACTTTCGATATTGGCACTAATTTCTTTTAGAAACGAAGAAGTTAGTACGGCCGCACATAAGGCAACTAATTCCGTGAAGTTTTGAGTGGAATAGTTGTCAAATTTTGTTGGGTACTCAACTTTCATCTTTTTGTCAGTTGTACTAATTTTGAAAATATAAGTAGTCATTTTTATATCCTAGATTCAGAATGGGACGTCATCGTCGATATCGTCTACGGGTTGCGCCGGTGCGGCCGGAGCCTGACGACTTGGCGGCGCGTGTGGTGTATATTGGGCGTTTTGCTGTCCGCTGTCGTTGCCGCCGCCCAGCATCTTCATTTCGCTGCCGATGATTTCGTAGGCGGTGCGCTCGATGCCGTTTTTATCTGTGTATTTGCGGCTTTGGATGCGGCCTTCGATGTAAACGAGGCTGCCTTTTTTCAGGTATTGCCCTGCTACTTCGGCCATGCGGCGGTATAGGGTTATCGCATGCCATTCTGTGCGCTCTTGTTTTTGCCCGTGCTGGTCTTTCCATGTTTCGCTGGTGGCGATGGAGAAGTTACAGACGGCCTCGCCGTTGGGCATGTGGCGGACGATTGGATCTTGACCTAATCTTCCTATTAGAAACACCTTATTTAAACTCATAATTTATTTACTCCATTCGCATTTATTTTTCTCAACTGCTGCACCTAAATAGCCTTTTTTGCCAGAAACTAGATTTTTAATAGATTTCGGATTTATCCTGCCTTTCTCAGAACAATCTTGCATATTGTCTTTTTGGCTCCCCGCAAACAAATGATGCGGATTTACACAAATTGGATTATCGCAATGATGACAAATCACTTTCCCTTCAGGGATTTCTCCATAATGTATTTCATAAGATAATCTATGTGCTTTTATCGGAGGGCTTGTAGCCGTGTTTGCTATAGATCCATAGCCATGACCATCTGTAGCACCTAACCATTCCCAGCAAGATTCATTAGATAGCCTTTTGACAAATTTCCAAAAACGTAAATGAATTGGGATGAAATCCCTAGATTTATTTAAACAGCTTATGCTGCAAAATTTTCTATTTCTCCATTGGGTTATGGAATCAGATTTCCTTTTATAGAAAATCCGCCCACAACAGGTGCATTCTTTTGTTTCTTGTAGGCTCATGCTGCTTGTTCCTTCAATTGACGGACGGTTTCGTCCAGTTCAGTTAAAAACTTGATGGCTTCCTCCTCCAGTTCCGCAACCAGCTTGTCATCACGTGGGATGCGGATGCATCGATAAGCCAGCTTTTCAGGTAGCCTGTCGTCATAGCTGACAAAGTCGCACCATTGCCGCCCAGTACAGGCCATCTGCCATTGCATCTGTAGCAGATACTCGTGTTTGGGTTTGCGGCTCTGCAAAAATTCCAAGTGTGTTGCAGTGTTGGGGCATTTGATTTCAATCAGCCCGTCTTCGCCGACTAATCCGTCAGGGGATGCACCGCTCATAGCAATAGACGGATGGGGTATAAAACCTGTTTCGGTTACGTCCGCGCCGGTCTCTAGCATGTACATGGCACGGGCCGCCGGTTCGGTATCTGTACCGTGCTGCATGGTGGCGGAAGTGAATTTTTCTTCCTGTTGTCCGGTCAGTCGCTGACACAGTAGTTCGGCCATGTAGTTTTTACGCGCCGCGCCGTAGCTGCCGGATTTGGTTTTACCTGCTACGTCAGCTATACGGCTGGCGGTAATCTTGCCTAGGCGTTCGGCGAACCATTCGGGGGTGCGCTGTTCGCTCATGATTGCGTTTCCTCTACGGTTTCCTCTACGGTTTCCATCTCGGCTTGAATGGTTTGCATGGCGATGGCTTTCAGTCGTTCATGTTCGTCCATGCCGATGATTTTGCGTTCTTCGGCGCTGATGCTAAGCCACCAGCCTTTGTATTCATCCAAGCCGCGGATAGCCACGGTTTCGGCGGTTTTCAGTAGGTCGTCACGGTCAGGGTTGTCGCGTTCTCCGGCAAACGGGCTGGCGGCATTGGCGGGGGCGTGGTCTTTGGCATCTTTGATGCGTTCGGCTTCGTCCTCGTCATAAATACCGGCGAAGCCGAAGGCCAAGCGGGCGGCCTGTATCATGGCTTTGTGGCGCAGCATCCGGCGCGGGTGGGATTTCCACGGGGCGGTGTTGCGTTTGCATTCGTCCATGTATTCGGTAACGCTTACGGGATGGGTGCGGTCTTTGCGGTAAATGCGGCAGGTGCAGCTTTCTTCGTCCTGTTCAAAGTCCATGCCGTCAAATTGGGTATTGCCGTTGATGATGCGCGCCCAGCCGTCCACGCCGACTACGGGAACGATGCCGCCCTGGCTTGGGAAAGCGTAGATTTCGCTCGTCCATGGATTTAAGCGGTATTGGTTGGCTACAATCAGCAGCGCGGCCATTTGATCGTCTGTTACGTTGCCTTTGAAGGCGGTGCGTTTGAGTGTGTCCAGCAGGCCTTCGCCGCTGCCTAAATTAAATTGTGCGGCGAGTTGGTCTGACAGGGTGGTTAATTGCGTGTTACTCATTTCGGTTTCCTTTTTTCAGGCCGTCTGAAACGGTCATGGGTATTTGTGCCAGTAGGCGGGTTTTAAAATTTCGGGCATGGGCGGAAATTTGTTTACTTCGCTCGGTGTGAGGTATTTTTCCGCCTTGCGTTTGTAGTAGTACCTTGACTGCCGCTCCGTGCATGTTCGGCATTGTTTTTGCCGGAAGCCGTTTTTCTGTAGATTGAAATCGCTTTCCGGCTTTGCCTTTTTGCAGGCGGGGCAGGTGATGGTTTGGGGCATGGCGTTACTCCGACCCTATATTGCCTTGCGCTTCTTCCAGTCGGCTGCGGGCGACCTCTATTAACAATTCGTACTCGCGTTTGGTTTTTTCGTCGTGTACTTTTGCAGATTTGTCTAAAAACTCTTCCACGCTGCCGGTGAGACAACCGCGTGTGGCTATCAGGCCGTTTTTACCGCAATAAACTGTCAAAGTGCCGTTTTCTGTGCCGACGTTGGAAAACCACACAACGGAATGTCTGTTGAGTACCTGTGCGTTGCCTGATACACATGCGTTGCCTGATACACATGCGTCGCCTGATACACATGCGTCGCCTGATACACATGCGTCGCCGTATACCTGTGCGTTGCCGTATACCCATGCGTCGTCCGATATCCTTGCGTCGCCTGATACACATGCGTTGCCCGATACCCGTGCGTCGCCGTATACCCGTGCGTCGCCGTATACCCATGCGTTGCCGTATACACATGCGTCGCCGTATACCCGTGCGTCGCCTGATACCCATGCGTTGCCTGATACACATGCGTTGCCTGATACCCGTGCGTTGCCGTATACCCGTGCATTGCCCGATACACATGCGTCGTCCGATACCCGTACGTTGCCGTATACCCATGCGTCGCCGTATACCCGTGCGTCGCCTGATACCCATGCGTTGCCGTATACCCATGCATTGCCTTCTTGTGACAGGTTTTTCTCGGACTCAATATAACCGCCGAACTCACCCTCTTTTACATTGTGAAAATCCTTTAATGCTTTGATTCTGTAAAGTTTACGGCCGTCAAACTCTATAAATTCGTCTTTTAAAATTTTGTATTTCATCTTAGTCTCCAATAGGTTCATATGGCGGATGCCAATCGGTGCGGTCGGCTCCCTCAAATTCTTTGGCTGCTTTTGCGTCCCTTGCCGCCTGTTCTGCCTCCACAGCGTTCATGCGGCGCATCCATGCTATGTCCGCCTCCACTTCCTGCCGCGTTTCGGCGGCGTCCCATGCACTCGGTGCGGTGTTCGCGGGTTGTGCCTCGCTGCCGCCGTAGAAGGCCAGTACGGCCAGCACGGCGGAAAACAGCATCCAATTGATGACTTTGGTCATTTCCGTTTCCTTTGTTCAAACATTTATGGGGCAGGGCGCGGATGGGGTGAGAGAAATGCCCCATCCAGCCAGGGGATTAAAGCTGCCGCACCCTGTCCGATAAGTGTTTGTGTGGTTGCGTGCCGCGACGGAAAGGAGGCCGTCCGCACGCTGTCGAAGGTTTGTTCAGGCTCTTTTCGCGCCTGTGGTATGCCCACTCTCCGACTAACGGCATACCATTGATGGACTATCATCATGTCTACTCAAAGTGGCATTGGTCTAAATACGGAGGGGTGGCGAATCCCCCTGTCTCTGCCTGCCGCCTGCGTCTTGCGGCACTCCCCCGCGCCCGGGGGTAGCATATTGCGCCTGTCTGCAATGCCGTATTTAGGCCGATGCCGCCTTATGCGGCCATGCGTACCGTCCGCAGTGCGAGGTATTTGTTGTAGTTCGGCATTTCGATGCCCAGCGGCAGGGGTTGTTCGCCGTGTTCTTGCAGAAATTCGCGCATCATGTTTTCAAAGTCGTTTTTCGTATAAGCGGCTTTGTATTCTTCGCGGGTATATTCGGCTTCGTCGGCCCATACCCATTCCATCAGGATTTGCAGGCCGTATTTCTTGGCTAGGCGGTCGGCTTCTTCTTTGTCCACCTCTTCCTGCTCCTCTTTGGCGTAGGTGTATGCCCAGTTGGCTTCGTTTTGCATTTCAGCCCGTGCGATGGCGGGGTTTTCGATGTAGGGGTACATTTTTGTCTCCTTCCGCCCCTTTCGGGGCGGGGTGTCTTATGCCTGCGCTTCTTTCCAGCATTTGATGCGGCTTCTTGCCGTTTCCAGGGCGGCGGCTTCGGCCTTTTGCCTTGAGTGGCCGAAATAGACGACCAAGTCGGAAGCCTGTTGCCTAAATTTTTCTTTCACAAACGCCTTAAACTCTTTCAGGTCTTTTTTGGTTTGTTCGGCTGTTTCTTTGATAAACCAGCCATCTGCTACCATTACTTTTTCGCGCGGGGCGTTTGCTTTGCAGGTGTTTAATCCGGCATTCAGTATTTGCAAGGGGCTTTTCGTTTTCATTTCTTCGTTTCCTTGGTTGTTTTGTTTCGATGGGTGCATAGTACTATTGTACTTATTACCTGTAAAGTACTTTTATACTTTTATTTTGCTGTTAGTACTTTTGTATTGATTTCTAAAAGAAAAAAGTTTGAAAAAAACCGCCTTTTCGGGCGGCTTTGTTGGTTTTGTGTTGTTTCAGGTTCGGCGGGAGTGAAAAAAAGCCCGCATTATGCGGGCGGGCTGAATGAAATATTATTCCGGGGACGGGGCTACGCAAGAATAAATGCCCGGGCGGCTTGAATCAGTTTTGAAATATCACTTTCTACTTCCATTGTGAATAACGATTTGTCTTTTATATTCCTACTCAGCAGCCAATGTGTATGATCGATGGTGTTGTCGATGTTGGAACTGATTTCGGCGGGCATATCGTCAGGGCGGTAAACAAACAGGCCTGCCCCTTTTTCCTCTTTATTCCGTGAGTTGGAGGCTAATTCGATATCCTGCTTCGCCAAAAGGAGATGAAGGTCTGCGGGCATGGATTTTTGATAGTCGGTTGAAACGAAAGAGGCGAAACGTATCGGCCCGCCCGCTATATCCGGCTCTGTCCAAAGTTGGAGATGGGGCAGGGCGGCCGACCTACCGGAATCTGTCGGGATAACAATAGGGTTCTTTTCGTCATGCCAAACCCGGTCAGTGAATTTGGTGTCCGCTTCCCGAAAAGACATGAATACTTTGTGGCGCAACCGTTCGGTGCTGATATTTCGTTTTTGGCCTTCGCTTTTCTTCCGGCACATCAAATCAAGCGGCACCATGCTTGCATATATGCGGTCCAGTATCTCTTTTACATTGTCTCCGGCGGCAAATTGCGGTTTCCCAATCTTTACCTGCGGGGAGATTTGGACGGACAAATCGTTTCGGCTTTGGAGGTGTTTGCCGATCAGGTTCAACAGGAAGCTGAAATTTTCCCTGCCGTTCGAACCGTATAACGCCTCGAACGGTGCGGCATTCGGCAGTAATCTGACATGGACTTTCCGACGGTACAGTACGGCGATGCCGACATTTAAAAGTTCGCCGGATGCCAAATCAGGCATGATGCGGATCACCGCCCATTTTACCTTTACGGCAGGTTTCGCCATTGGTACGGACAGCCCGGACAATATGGACAGTGTGTCGGTTAGATCAGCCGTTGGAATCTCCGTTGGAGCAGACATGGTGTTTCCTTCGTCCTATCGCTTAAAAACTGCTTGAACTGGTTAAATTCAGGCTCTGTAAGCAGCTTATTTAACCAAAAATAAAGCTCCTCTTCAATTGTTTTGAATTTTTCACCGTGCCGTTCGGAAGAAAAAATAGCTTCGCTATGTAGGGCTTCTTTGTTCGGTTCTTTTGTTTGCCATGTGTTTAGCGAGTTTAAAAGGCGGTTGTTGTAATGTTGATGCGCATCTAACATTTCGCTATCCCATTGCTCGTCAAATTCGTTAATCAGACGGCCGTTATCAATCAGTGCGTAGTTTTGTTTGGACAGACGGAGCAGGTTGTTCATGTGCCGGTCGGCATGGGCTATATTTTCATCCAGTGCGACTGCCGCGCCGCATTCCGTCCATTTCGCCACGTCCGAAACTAAATCCTGCCAAACAGGGGAGTTTGCCGTCACATCGCAACCCAAATGAATAGCGGCACTGTGGCCGTCTAGGCGCGATGTACAAAAGCAAACGACATCCTTCATGCCGTTCATCCATTTGTTTTCTTCCCGGCTGCGGACGATAGCGGAAAATCCGGGAAGGCTTTTCACTGGGAGAACGGCAATAAAGGCATGTTCGGGCTGGGTAATGCCTAGCGCATAAGCTGTTAGAAAGCCGATAATTTCATTGATCAAACCTTTCTTGTTCATGTCATATGGCTTGCAAAATGCTTCAATTTTCCCTTTTGGATGCTGGAACTCCCCGATGAAGACGGGGTTTACATGGTTATCTGTCCCTTCCAGCCAATTGTTGAAGCGGATAAGGCTATCCGCCTGTAAGACTTGGATTAGTTTTGTCATAAGTAATGTGAAAATCTATTATCGATGTAAATATATTGTTTTCAATCCAGCACGCCCTGCCGGAAGACCAGGCCGATTACGGTCGGCCTATTTATCCAATAAGGGAGAATCCAGCTGTTGAATGCTCCGGTTGTTTAAAATGGACTGCATCTGTCGGCGTGCTTGTTGATTCAGTGTTACAAGCCGTTGTTGTTGGGTTTGCCCCAATTCAATCAATAAGGCGTTTTGGCTTTCCAGGCTTGCCAAGACGACAAGCTGTTCGATAGAGGCATAGTCTCGGATATTACCCGCTTTATCAGGATTTGCCGCCTTCCATTCCTTTGCCGTACAGCCGAACAGGGCTTTATTGAGTATGTCGGCTTCGGTTGCGTAAATGATGCCTGCTTGTCTGCCATTGATTTCGGCGGGTATCAGGTTGTTTTTGATGGCATCGGTGTGAATCCTGTATTGCGCTTTTGCCAATGTGCGCCGTACATCCCATTCCGCCTTGGCCGATTTGGATTCGGCTTCTTTCAGGCGTTGGAACTCTTTAATCAGATAGAGTTTAAATTCCGGGCTCAACCATGCGCCAAACTCGAAAGCGATGTCTTTGTGCGCATATGTGCCGCCATATCTCCCCGGTTTTGCAATAATGCCGATGCCGTTTACTTTCTGCGCCCATTGCTTGACCGACAACGAAAATCGGTTCAGGCCGGCTTGGTTTTTAATTCCCTCGAAATCGGGGGAATTAAAATCCGGGTTGTTGATGCGCTCCCAAACGCCTAAAAAGTCAATGGTATTTTTGTTTCTTAACCAAGCTTCAATAAGGCTGCTACCGCCTTCAAAATTTGCAACCATATCGGTGAGGCTGATGTAATCCTCTTGATTGACGGTCGTAATTTTGATGTCCGTACCTTGGACGGTAATCATTTCATTACCCATTCTTTATTCCTTCCTAAGTCGTTTTCAATCCAACACGCTCCACCAGAAGACGCGGCCGATGACCTCTATATCTTCCAGCCCCGCTTCTTCATCCTCGTAGGCCGGATTGTGGCTTTTGATTTTGACGCGTCCGCCCGGCAGGCGGCTGAGGTATTTGACGCGGAACAGGTCGCCGTGGCGGAAGGCGTAGATTTTGCCGTCCCGTATGGTCTTCTCGCCCGCATCTACGGCTATGGCGGCATCTTCGGCTATGCGCTCCTCCATGCTGTCGCCAGTCAGGGTGCAGCAAAACACGTTGTCGGGGTTAATGCTTTTGCGCCGCAGGGTTGCCCTGCCGAACGGCAGACGGAAGCCGTTGTAGTCGGGGATTTCAAATGAGCCTGCGCCGCCGCAAAATGCCTGCTCCTTCATGTAGGGTGCAAAGGTGTAGTCGTCTTCGGGCAGCGGGTCGTTGCTGCTCCACAGCATCGGGCGGTGGAGGTCTTTAATTTCGTCTTGGGCGGGGGAAGGGTGCATTTCCCCTTTGCCTGTTTCCAGCCAATAGGCTGAAACGCCTAATATTTCGGCTAATTGGACGGTATTTGTCGGCTTTTTGTTTCTTCCTGACTCCAAGGCGGCGATTTTTGATTGAGATTCGCCTGTCAGTCTCCCTAATTCAACCTGACTTATATTTTTCTCAATTCTCGCTTTTCTCAGGCGGTCTTTAAATTCTTTTAATTCTTCCATTTCAAGCTCCTATCTGTTCGGTACTATTGTACTTATTTAAAATAGTACTTTGGTGCTTGATTTAATAGTACAAAAGTACTTATAATTGAGCAAAATCAATTTAGAGGCAATAAATGAGTATTTTAAAAACACCGCAGGAAATTATTCATGACCTGAAAAAAACGATGAGCGGTCATGAAATTGCAAAACATGTTGGATGTTCGCCTGAATTTATCAACAAACTGGCAAACGGTGAAAGAAAAAATCCACGTTACCAAATTGTCGATAAGTTGAGAAAAATTCATCAACAGAATATTGGAGTGCTGAAATGAAACACAAGAAAAACAGAGCTTTGTCTAAGCTGGCACGAGATTTGGCCTGAATTGAAGGAGGTGTGAGATGGAGATTGTGCTGGTGAAGTGGGAGGACGCTTTCGGTTGTCCCGAAGGCTGGCAGATGCTGGACGAGGTGGAGCGGGAAACCAGCCTTGTGCAGTCGGTCGGCTTTGTCGCGGCGGAAACGGAAACGACGCTGACGATTGTGCCGCATGTCGGCGGCCTGAACCGCGAAACGCAGCAGGCCGCCGGTGCAATCACGCTGCCGAAGCGGCAGATTATTTCGATTTTTTCTTGTCCGGTGCCTGAGTCAGAACGGAACCGGCAAGGCTCTTAGCGGCTTTGGTCGCGCTTTTCTGGCTTAAGACTTTGCCTGCCAGAGAAGCCGTTTTACTTGATGATTTTTCGTTTTTTGCCATGGAAACCTCCTTGTGAAACTGCGAAATTGCAGCACGGCGGATATTTGGCCGCAGACGGGTTTTTCAATGGCAGGCGACGGAGGAAAGATTGGATGAGCGAACGGGATGATGGTGCATTTGCCAAGCTGGACGGGGCGTGAATGTGTCGGCCAAAAAAAGCCCCGCGTTTGGGCGCGGGGTGGTGGAAGTTTGATTTAAAAAAGTGAGGTTTGATTATGAGCGATAAACAGACGCAATGCAAGCAAATTGTGGCGTACATCCGCGAAAAGGGCTGCATCACGTCGCTTGAGGCTTATCAGAAGCTGAAGGTAACGCAGCTTGCGGCACGAATCACGGACTTGGAAAGCGCGGGCTTTGTGTTTGCCAAGCCGCGTTTGAAGGTGGGCGGTTGCAGGCAGCCGGTTACGCATTATTCGATTGTTGAAAACGGGGTGGAAGTATGAGCGCAAGACTGATGGGAATGGCTTTTAAAACAGGTATTCCGAGGGGGCAGCGTTTTGTTTTGGTGAAGTTGTGCGACTGTGCCAACGATGAGGGCTTGTGTTATCCGTCGCAAGAAACGGTGGCGGAAGATACGGGCTTCGGCGAAACCGCCGTACAGCAGCATATCAAGTGGCTGAAGGAAAACAATTTCATTAAGTCCGCCCGGCGGCAGAGGGGGCGGGAGAGGCAGTCCGATATTTACCGCATCAATGTCGCCCTGTTGGAAAAATGTTATGCGGAGGCGGCAAAGCGGAAGGCTGAACGGAGGGTAAAAATGCGGGAAGAACCTTCAGATTTTGAACCTTCAGATTTTGAACCTTCAGATTTTGGGTCTAAGAACCCTCAGATTTTGAGCCATGAACCTTCAGATTTCGGGGGTTCGTTATATGAAGAACCGTCAGTAGAACCGTCAATAGAACCGTCAGGATTAAATGCGCGTGCCGCGCACACTCCTGCCGGCCATGCAGAAACGGAAAAACGTGCGGGGGCTGCAAAACCGAATCCCGCAAATGTGGCGACGTGGAAAGCCTATGCCGCCGCCTACCGCGACCGCTACGGCGTCCTGCCTGCGGCGAATGCGAAAACGCGGGGGCAGGCTGCAAACCTTGTCCGCATGGTTGGTGCAGACCTTGCGCCCGGTTTGGCGGCGTACTACCTGACGCACAACGGCGGTTTTTTCGTGCAATGCCGCCATGACTTCGGGTTGCTGCTGAAGTCGTACCAGCAAATTTTGACGGATATGCAGCGCGGCGAGCAGATGACGCAGACCAAGGCGCGGCAAACGGAAAAAACACAAACCGCCGTTGAGACCCATAACGGGGCTTTGGCAATTTTGAAGGCGAAGGGATTGGCATGAAAACCGATGTTGAAAAAATCCTTGAGGCGGTCAGTGTAACCGCCGAATTGACGGGGGCTGATTTGAGCGAAAACGCCAAGGCGGCGATGGTTGAGGAGTTGTTGCCGTTCGGGGTGGGGAAGTCCCTTGATGCGCTGAACCGCTGCCGTCGCGAACTGACGGGGCGTCTGACGTTGGCCGCCGTGCTGCAGAGGATTGATACGGGGCTGCCGTCGGCCGATGAGGCTTGGGGGTTGGTGTCCGAAGGTTTGAGGGATGAGCGGGTAACGGTGGTTGTCCCCGCAATTGCGCAACAGGCGTCAGCTATGGGGGCGGCGGAATTGCTGCGGAACGGGGATAAGACCGGCGCGCGGATGGCGTTTAAGGCGGCTTACGAAAAGCTGGCGGGCGGTTTGGACTTGTCGGGAGGTGTGAGGTGGGTGGTTGAGCGCGGATGGGATGCCGAAGATGCGAAGACGAAAATCACCGAAGCCGTGCGCGCCGGCCGTCTGAACAAAGACGCCGCATTACAGGCTTTGCCGTATCAGGCAACGGATGAGCGGGAAGAGGTTCTGAACGGCAGTCGGCCTCTTTGTTTAGACAAACAGGCGGCGCGGGCAAGGCTGGCGGATATGTCAAAAATGCTTGCGGCGAAGAAGGCGGCTAATGCCAATGCGTGAAGCCTGCCTTCACTGCGCCCATGCCGATTTCCGCGATGCGGCGGCTAAGGGGATGACGGGTTTCCTGACCTGCCCGACGGTGGATAAATGGCGGTACCTGAACAGGCGCACGGTATGCGAGAGCGGAAAGTTTCAGACGGCCTCCGAAGAGGCGGTGGCAAAACGGATTGAATGGTTTGAGAGGGAAAAATGATGTATCACAAGTTTAATAATTTGCGCACGGTGAACAGCTATGGCGAATTTGTATGGCAAATCTGCCGCCGCAAGGGGCATCCGGTGGCCGTCATCAGTCGCAACGGGCGGCATTACTACAACCTCAAGTTGATGCCGGGATTCGGCAGCCGTTCGATGCACGACGATGTAACGGAGTTTGTGATGGATGTGCTTTGTACGGAGGCGGGCAGGATGGAAGAGGGTTCGGAATGACAGGAATAGTGGGTTTGATTTGGCTGACGGGCGCGGCGGTTGTCGGGCTGGTGTTGGGGTTGGTTGTGATCGCGGCGGAAGAGGTTGGGAGGAGGCGGAATGGCTAAGCGTAAATGCAAAGTATGCGGCACGGTGTTTGAAAAGCAGAGGCCGTTGCAGTTTGTCTGCTCCCCGGCCTGCGGGATTGAATATCGGCGCGCGCAGTTTCTCAAGGCGGCCATTAAGGCGGAGCGTGAGGCCAAGCGCAAGGAGCGGGCGAAGACGGCGGCGATGCGGCACAAGTTGGAAACGATACCGGAACTGACGAAAAAGGCGCAGGCGGCGTTTAACCGCTATATCAGGTTGAGGGACAGGGGCAAGCCTTGCATTAGTTGCGGCAAGCCGTTGGGCGGCGAGCCGAACAGCTACGACGCAGGGCATTACCGCAGCGTGGGCAGTTCGCCGCATCTGCGCTTTGACGAGGGTAATGTGCACGGACAGTGCAAGCACTGTAATTGCCATCTATCCGGCAATGTGGTGGCGTATCGACAAGGTTTGATTGGGCGTATCGGGCTGGCCGAAGTGGAGCGTATCGAAGCCGACCAGTCGGAAAAGCATTACGGTAAGCAGGACTTGCGCGAACTGGCGGCGGAGTACCGTAGGAAGGCGAGGGAGGTTGAATGATGCAATCCGTAACCTACCGCCTGCAAATCCAAAATATGCGCCCGCTGATGACGACTATTTGGAATAACCTGCAAGGCTGGCTGAAAGAATCCCCTGATTTGGAAATCAGCATCCGACCGTACAAATCGAAGCGCAGTACCGAGCAGAACCGCCGTCTGTGGAAGATTTATCAGACTTTGGCCGAGCAGGCATGGGTATCCGGCAAACGGTTCAGTCAGGATGCGTGGCATGAATACTGCAAACGCCAATTCATCGGCAGCGAAGAGTTGCCGGACGGTTCGCAAATCGGCATTTCGACCACAACACTTACATACCGGCGAGATGACCGACTATCAAAACCGCATCCAAGCATGGGCGGCGCAGGAATTTGGCATTATTTGGGAATTTTGAATGAAAGGGGGAATTATGACGCTAAAAGAGCTAATCAAACTCAAACAAGCCGACTGGGCAATGAGTAGAAAGGCCTTCGCGGAAGGTGTAATGAGAACTTTGGTTTTGTTGTATGAAAAAGGGTTGATCGGGACGCGGGGTTGAATGGGGTTTTTGACGGAAGAAGACGGTTTCGGGGAGTTCGCGCACCTGCTTCCCGATTCGGTGTTGGAATTGATTGCGGTGGCCGGTACGGAGGCCGCCCTGACGCTGGTGCGCCGCTTCGGCGGTACGGTGATACCCGTCACCATGGGGGCGACCCCGCAGGGCAGGGAGTCGCAGGAATGGCTGGCTGGGCAGGTCGGACGGGAAGCGGCCTTGCGCATCGGCAAAACGTACGGCAGGTACGGCAGGCTGTCCGTGCCCAAGTGCGCCAAAGCCTTGGCGGCGGTGCGCGACGGTATGATGCGGCGCGATTTCGACCACTACACCGGCGCGGGCATGACCGCCCGCAGTGCCGCTAACAGGATTGCGCGGGATTACGGGCTGACCGCCCGCAGGGTTTGGGATATTTTGAAGATTGCCGACGAGGCGCGGCAGGGCGATTTGTTCGGCGGATGGGAATGATATGGCGAAAAAAAAAGAAATAGACTTGGGCAGGGTGGAGGATTTGGCGGCGCAGGGTTTGACGTACGAGCAGATTGCGGACGCGCTGGGGATAAGCGTAAGGACGCTTGATGCGAGGAGGTCGGAATCTGCGGATTTTGCAGACGCCATAAAAAGGGGGCGCGCCAAAGGGATTGAAGTTGTAACCAACAAGCTGTTCGAGCAGTGCAGGGAGGGCAACACGACGGCGATTATCTTTTTCCTGAAGGCGCGGGCGGGTTGGAGCGACAAGGTCGTCGTCGACAATATATCTTCCGACGGCAGCATGACGCCGCCGCGCGAATTGAGGATGTCGAAAGAGGACTTTCAGGGCGCATTGTCCGAAGCCTTGAAAGAGATTACGGGATGAGTTTTACGGCGGAAGAAAAACGGGCGGCACTGCGTACGGCCTCGCATGAGAGCCTGTATGTGTTCACGCTGAACATGTTTTACGCGCGGCGCGGCTATCCGTGGATGGGGGCGGAACATCACGCCCTGATTTGCAACGCGCTTGAGCGTGTTTTCAACGGCGAAACGAAACGCCTGATTATCAACATTCCGCCGCGCTACTCGAAAACGGAAATCGCGGTCGTGAACTTTATCGCGTGGGCGATGGGCCGCGTGCCGGATTGCGAGTTTATCCATGCGAGCTATTCGGCGACACTGGCCGTCAATAACTCCGTGCAGATTCGGAACTTGGTACAGCATGAGGAGTATCGGGCGATATTTCCCGATTTCGCGCTGGCAAGCGAGAGCAGCCATCATTGGAAGACGACCGCAGGCGGCGTGATGTATGCGACGGGCGTCGGCGGCACGATTACCGGCTTCGGCGCGGGCAAACACCGCGAAGGATTCGGCGGGTGCGTCATTATTGACGATCCGTCGAAGGCTGACGAAGCGCGAAGCCAGGTCAGGCGGCAAAACGTCATCGACTGGTTTCAAAACACGCTGGAATCACGGAAAAACAGCCCCGATACGCCGATTATCCTAATCATGCAGCGATTGCACGAGAACGACTTGGCGGGCTGGCTGCTCGAGGGCGGCAACGGCGAAGAATGGGAACACCTCTGCCTGCCCGCCATACGGGAAGACGGCACGGCCTTATGGCCTGAAAAACATGATATCGAGACCTTGAGGCGCATGGAAGAGGCCGCGCCGTACGTCTTTGCCGGGCAGTACATGCAGCGTCCGGCACCTGCGGAGGGCGGCCTGTTCAAACCGCACCGCCTCACGGCCGTAGAAGCCCTGCCGGCGGGAAAAATCCGCTGGGTGCGCGGCTGGGACTTTGCCTCCACGGCAGACGGAGGCGACTACACCGCCGGTGCGAAACTGGGCAGGCTGCCGGACGGACGCTTCATCATCGCCCACATCGCACGCGGGCGGTACGCGGCCGACGAGCGCGACGCACTGCTGAAAAACACCGCCGTATCGGACGGACGCGGCGTCAAAATCTCCATCCCGCAAGACCCGGGGCAGGCGGGCAAATCGCAGGCCTTATACCTCACGCGCCAACTGGCGGGTTTTTCAGTAACGGCAAGTCCCGAATCGGGCGGCAAGGTTACACGTGCCGAGCCGTTCGCGGCACAGGTCAACATCGGCAATGTGATGGTGCTGGAGGACGGCACATGGGACACCGCCGCCCTGAAGCGCGAAATGGAACTCTTTCCCAACGGTGCGCACGACGACCAAATCGACGCACTCTCCCGCGCCTTCAACGAACTTTTTGCCGCCCGCACCGGCGTACTGCGGCCATACAACATCCCCATAGAACCCCTTTTTTAAACGGAGAACGACAATGTTCGGACTAATCAAAAACAAAAAGCGGCACGTCGCCCTAAACCGACTGACAACCGCCGCCGAAGACGCGCTGGACGGCCTGTTTGCCGACACCGTGGGCAACGACATCCTGCTGGAAAGGCTGGGCGTGGACAGGAAAAAAGCCTTTGAAACCGTCTATTCCGACGACGAGGCGGCCGCCTGCATGGAAGACCTGCGCGCCGCCATGCTGGCCAAGCCGTGGCGGCTGTACGGCGACGGCCTGTCAGAAGACGACAAAGACCGCCTGTGGAAAATGCTCAAACGGCACATGGGTGCGCTGGCCGAAACCGTCCTCGATGCGCGGCTCAACGGCTACGGCGTGGCACGCTACGTCTACGCGCAGGACGGGGACGGCATCAGCATCGCCCAAATCTCCAACAAACGCGGGGAACTCGACCGCTTCCGCCCCCGCCGCGACGGCGGCCTGACCTACCTTGGCGCATCGGGCGAAGAAGAGTGCGACACCGCCCTCATGTACCTCTTCCTCACCCACCGCGCCACCTCGTCCAACCCCGCCGGAGAGGCCGCCGCCGCCCGCCTGTACGCCCCCGCCGCCCTCAGGAGCAAAGGCTTCGTCTTCGCCGCCCAATTCATCACCCGCTACGCCCAGCCCTACATCGTGGCCAAAATCCACGGCGACAGCGAAGAAGAACACGACGGCTTCATGAGGCGGCTCATGCGCTTCATGGGCGGCGGCGCGGCCTCCGTAGGCGTGGACGAAGACATCAAAATCCTGCAAAACACCGCAGACGGCCAGGCCTTCAAACGGCTGGAAAACCTCGCCAACGCCCGCATCCAAAAAACCCTGCTCGGCAAGGTCAAGACCAGCGACCTTGAGACCGGCAGCCGCGCCGCGCAGGAAACCGAAGAAAACAACCGTGCCGAACGCATCGCCTCCTATCTGGCCATGCTCTCCCGTGCCGCCCAGCATTTCGTCGACGCCGCCGTCATGGTCAACAACGCCTACGGCAGGCCGATTCATGCGCCGAAAGGCGTGTGGTTCGAGTTTGACGACGAGGTGCAGATAGACAAAACCCGTGCCGAGCGCGACAAAATGTACCTCGATGCCGGACAGCTGGTATTGACCGAAACATATTACCGCGACGTGCTGGGCTTTGAAGAATCGCACTTCAAATTGCGCGAACCGCCCGCCGTGCCGCAGCAAACGGACGCGAAAATGAGCCTGCGCCTTTCAGACGGCCTTGCCCGTAACGCGCCCGATACGGCGGAGCAGGCAATCGTCCGCCCGAAGATGGAAGCGGTGTTGGGCTTGCTGGAAAGCTGTAAAGACTACGCCGAATTTGAAGCGAAACTGTCGGAATTTGATTTGGGCAAAGGCGACAATCTCTTAATTCAGCGTTTGGTTTCAGACGGCCTTGCGGCTTGGGCGGACGGAGCGGACGATGGACGGAATTGAATACGACTTCGCGGGGCTGGTCGATAAAGCCGCCTTTGAGCATTTCAAAGCCAAGAAAATCCTGCCCGGCTTCAGCCATTACGACGTATGGCTGTATCAGCACAGCCTTGCCTTTACCGTCGCCAAGATGATGGACGCGGATATGCTCGCCGAAGTCAAAGATGCCGTCGAATCCGCGCAGCAAAACGGCACGGCGTTTGCCGATTTTAAAAAGCGTTTAAAACCGTATTTGATGGCGAAAGGCTGGTGGGGCGAGCAAGTGATGACCGACCCGCTGGACGGCGAGCCGAAATTGGTACAGCTCGGCAGTACACGTCGTCTGAAAACCATCTTCAACACCAATATGCAGACCGCCTTTGCGGCGGGGCAGTGGCAGCGGATACAGGCAAACAAAAAAGCCCTGCCGTATTTGCGCTACAACCATTCTGCCGCCGGGCATCCGCGCGACAGTCATAAACGCTACTACGGCTTAGTCCTGCCGGTCGATCACGACATTTGGAAAGTCATCTTTCCGCCTAACGGCTACGGTTGTAAATGCTCGGTGTCCGCCCTGACCCGTCGGCAGGCGGAGCGCGAGGGCATCAGCGGCGAGCCTGATGTGGATATGGTCG